TATAAGTTTATGGCAGCAGAAGCAGCTTGGATTATGTCTGGCGACAACCGCGTTAGCACTATTGCACGTTTTAGCAAGCAGATCAGCAACTTCTCTGACGACGGCATCTTTTTCTATGGAGCCTATGGTCCAAGAGTACGCGATCAGCTGGCTCACGTTGTCCAGTCGCTATTGGCTGATCCTGACACGCGTCAAGCGGTCATCACGATATGGCGTCCAAACCCTCGTGCTTCAAGAGACATCCCTTGCACGATCAGCTGCCAGTTTGTGATTCGCTCCGGTATGCTTCATTGCTTTATGAACATGCGCTCCTCTGACGCTTGGCTTGGCGTGCCTTATGACTGGTTTAACTTCAGTATGCTGTCAGCAGGCATTGCTTTGCTTCTTCGTCAGAAAGGTCTGACTGTCCAGCTTGGCTCCCTGCACTTTTACGCAGCAAGCCAGCACTTGTACGAAGAGAATTGGTTTAAGGTAGATGCTTGCTTAAATGGAGAGATCCTTGGAGATTACGCTCCGATCGATCTGGAATATTTCGATGACTACGACCACCTAGTTAATCACTTGTGGACACTGGCAGGTGGCCATGTGCACAACGGTTTTCTCAAGGAATTATCAACATGGAAAGGATAGGCAAACATGAATACTTTTCGCAACTGGCTTTACTCGTTAGTCGAAGGAGTACTTGCGCTCGGCGGAGTGTGGGCTGCGTTCTCATATCTCATCGTGGGCATATTCTCGGTACTGGTTATAACGGGGTGCCTCGTGGTCATACTCATTGCACTGACGTTCGCTGTCCCGGTGCTTCTTTGCCTTCGGGCACTGGCCTGGATGTATGTGAAGCTATTCATGCGGAACAAAACGCCTTACTCCAATGTAAGGACGTTGAACAAATAGACACGGCTTACGTAACTGCTATGCCTTGCATGACTTGTACCAAGCTTTTGCTAAACACAAGCTGCAAGCGCATAGTCTACGTTGAACCATACCCGCATGACGCTGCAAAACAACTCTGGATTAAAAATGGACGTATCATCTTATCAACCGCCGAAGCACTTTCCCAATCTGTTAGTAGCGAAGAGGATCGCAATCGACTGCGAGACGCGCGACCCGAACTTAATGACTAAAGGCCCTGGAGGAGTACGCGGAGATGGCTACATCGTGGGATTTTCTGTCGCAACTGATGATGGATTTGCTGAGTACTATCCTGTCCGTCATGCAGCAGGTGGGAACCTTAACCCTGACAATGCGTTTACTTGGCTAAGCGACATGCTGAAGACAGACATTCCTAAGATTGGTGCCAACCTGCCTTACGACCTCGAATGGTTGCTGACAGAAGGCGTCAAGGTAGGAGGTCCTAAGTATGACGTGCAGATTGCCGAGCCTTTGCTGGATGAGGACCGCATCACCTACAAGCTTGACGCCCTGGCTCAGTCTTACCTTGGAGAGACAAAGGACGAGACAGAACTGATTGCAGCGGCCGTTCGCCGTGGTATCCATCCGAGTAAGGTCAAAGAAAACCTCTGGCAGTTTCATGCTGCTGAGGTGGCCCCATACGGACGCAAGGACGCAGACTTGCCTATCCGCATCTTTGCCCAACAAGAAGTCTTGCTGCACGATGAGAAGCTGTGGGAAGTCTTTGAGATGGAGACGCAGTTAGTCGATGTGATTGTGGCCATGCGCCAACGTGGGGTCCCAGTCGATCTTGACCGGGCCCACAAGGTTAAGGCTCAACTACTTGATGAGCAAGGCAAGCTGACGGAGCAACTCAAGAAGGTTGCAGAGCGGGATGTAGACATCTGGTCTGGTGACGATATACAGGCAGCCAGTGATGCATTGAAGCTGGATTACCCAAAGACTGGAAAGGGGAATGCTAGTTTTCCCGGTGAGTTTCTTGAAGCTAGTGAACATGAATTTTTCTCCTTAATATCCAGGATCCGGAAGCTTGACCGGGCTGGTGGTGTATTTATCGATAGCAAAATCATTCAGATGGAAAAAGATGGCAAAATTTACCCAACATTCAGACAGGTTCGTGACGATCGGGGTGGCACAAAGTCCGGGCGTTTTGCGTCGTCTAATCCGAACATGCAGCAAGTACCAGCTAGAGATCCGGTGCTGGCTCCTCTTATCCGAAGCATCTTTGTGCCTGAGGATGGGTGTCAGTGGGGCGTCTTCGATTACTCGCAGCAAGAGCCTCGTGTCACGGTTCACTACAGCTATTTGCGTGGCTTTCCTGGTGCTGAGATTGCTCGCAATAGGTATCTTGACGACCCTGACACTGACTATCATCAGCTCGTTGCTGACATGGCTGGAATCACTCGTAAAAACGCGAAGACGCTAAATCTTGGACTTGCCTACGGTATGGGGGCTGCCAAGGCAGCAACTCAACTGGGCTTGCCACCAGCAGAAGCAAAGCGCGTCTACGAGCAATACCACGCGAATGTGCCCTTCATCAAGGCACTCGGCGAGGAATGCACGAGGATTGCAACTAACAGGGGCTACGTTAAGACGTTCTTAGGTAGACGCAGACGGTTCCAGTTGTTTGGACCACCTAAATACACGCTAGGTCTGATCCCATTAAAGAAGGATTTGGCTGAGGAAAAGTACGGGCTGCCGTTAAAACGATATTTTGTGCACAAGGCCATGAACGCCGTCATCCAAGGATCTTCAGCTGACATGATCAAGATGGCCATGATCAACCTGTTCAAAAAAGGCGAAGTACCTCATCTGACTATCCACGATGAATTAGACTTTAGCGTAAGGGACTTAGATCACGCCAGATTGATCCGTCAGGAGATGTTGTCATGTGTCGACTTAGTTGTGCCATTAAAAGTAGATTGCGATCTTGGACCCAGCTGGGGAGAAGCGGTGGAGGTGAAGCTATGAAGGAAAGCCAGTTTTGGGCTCTGGTTAAAGCCAAGCTGCCTGGCCATGTTGAACGTGTTGAGAACGCCCTTACCAGGGGAACTCCAGACGTGAACATGTGCCATGAGGGCAATGAGCTTTGGCTAGAGTTAAAAGTATTGGATGCCAAGAACAAATGTGAGCTACGTCCAGAACAGGTTCTATGGCACCGTAAGCGCCAAGAAAGCGGAGGACGTGTGTTTGTATTAGCTCGCAACGAAAGTGTCCTAAAGGTACTCCAGATTCAGCGAGATATGACTCTCTTTGAGATCTGGACCTGCAGCAAGCCATTTGATTGGGAATATATGAATAGTCTGCTTTTTAACGTGCCACCTTTTTGCACTGAATTTGTCGTGCGTCATGCACAAGTTGGAGGAAAACAATGACAGTCTATGTCGTACAAGAATCACCGAAGTTTAACCTGCTGCCCGCCGCGGAGTATGGTGACCTTCAGACGTTGCTGCCGCCAGGGCAAGTGATGATGGCCACTGCGCCAACCATCCGCGTCCTGCGCGACAAGCTTAAGAGTTTTTCGGACAGCGATTTTCTACTGGCTATTGGTGACCCCATTGCCATTGGTATGTCCGTTGCAATTGCTGCTGGCTTTAACAGCGGCAAGATCAAGATGCTGAAATGGGATCGCCAGGAGCATCGTTACTACGCCCTTGAGGCAGACCTTACAGGAGTTAGAAATGCTTGAAGAAGACATGATGGCTGACAGTCAGATGCCAACTGACCAAGGCTTAGGCAAGATCAGTACGCTTGCAGAAGAGTACACAGAACTTGATGATGAGATTAAAGATGTGGAAACGCATCTGAAGCTCTTAAAAGAACGAGCTAAGAACATTGCTGAAAAGCAGTTGCCTGATGCTATGGCAGAAATCGGTGTGGCAAAGTTTACGCTTACAGACGGTAGTGAAGTGACCGTTAAACCGTACTACAGCGCCAAGATCAGTGACGAGAAACGTGATGAGTGCTTTGGCTGGTTGGAAGACCATGGCCACGAGGCGCTAATTAAAGACGAGGTAGTCCTGACATTTAATCGCGGTGAGCACGAGAAAGCCGAAGAGTTCAAAGCCCAGCTGCTAGAGCAAGGCATGGATTATTCTGGCAAGATGGGTGTTCATCCTCAGACTTTGACAGCATTTGTCAAAGAGCAAGTGGAAAGCGGAGCCGAATTCCCACTTGAACTTTTTAACGTGTACATCGGCCAAATTGCTAAAGTTAAAAGGAGCAAATGATGGTTAAGAAAACTGAAGTGGCTGTTAAGCAGCCAACCGCCCTTGTGGCATTTACAGACGACATGATGGCTGATGCCGGTCTCGGTTTTGAGAACGTATCTGCTAACGATGTCGCTATCCCGTACCTCAAGGTGCTGCAGGCTTTGTCGCCAGAACTTCGCGGAGTCACCAAAGTTGCTGGTGCTGAAGAGGGTTTGATCATCAACACTGTCACAGGTGTCTTGATGAAAGAAATCCGAGTTATTCCTTGCGCATTTAAGAAAAGCTACGTTGAGTGGACTCCTCGTGAAGCTGGCGGCGGCTTGGTTAAAGAATGGACTGAGGACAAGATCCTTGAAAAGACTAAGAAAAATGAACGCAATCAAGACGTATTGGCCAACGGCAACTTGATCGTCACGACAGCTTATCACTATGTGCTAATCTTGTCAGAAGGCGGTTTTGAGCGCGCCCTCATTGCTATGTCTTCGACACAGTTGAAGAAGTCACGTCGCTGGCTCGGTCAAATGATGGCCTTGCAAGTTAAGGTTGGCGACAAGTCATTCACCCCTCCCCCATTTAGCCATAGCTATCATTTGGGTACCGGCATGGAGACTAAGGATACAAACAGCTGGTATGGCTGGTTGATCAACGATCCAAGCATGGTTCAAGACCGTAGCATCTACGACGCAGCCAAGAAGTTTGGTCAAGACGTGACTGCCGGTATTGTTAAGGTTGCTGCCCCGCCTGAAGATGGCGCGGCTATTGATGAAGACGACGTGCCGTATTGATTGGACAAGTCATGAGTAACAAGAATCCATCAGCCACTAAAAAAGGCCCTGGTCGTTACCATAAGCAAGGGGTCACAAAGGGCAAGGCGTCAAAGTCTAGCTACCGACCCTCTGCTGCAAAGGCTAATGTCAAGGTTGCAGCGCAGACAGATCACGTGACTAATAGTCCGTTGAAAGCTGCGACGCGAGGCGGTTAAGTCAGGGGCGGCTTAGGCCGCTCCCTTCATCAACAATAACGAGAAAGAAATATGCTTGCACAAAGATTCATGGCGCTATTTTCCGGGCACACAAATGCCTACGGGACCTATGACATCGATGGCAAGAATACTGGTCTAAAGGTACAGGGGACAGCAATCACAAAGAGGGCGCCGGTCACGGAGCAACTATGGGATGGCCACCTAGCTGGAACAAAAGGGATCGGTATTGTGCCAATCAGGGAGGACAACACATGCCTCTTTGGTGCGATTGATATTGACGAATATAAGAATTTTGACCTTAAGGATGCCGTTGATGCTTGCATCAAGGCAAAGGCTCCAGTAGTTGTCTGCCGCAGCAAATCTGGCGGTGCCCACATCTACATGTTCTTCAGCGAGCCCATACCGGCAGCTGATGTCAAACGAAAGCTAGGCGAGTTGGCCAGCGTGATTGGCCATCCAAGCTGCGAGATCTTTCCAAAGCAAGATCAGGTGTTGTCTGAACGTGGTGACGTCGGCAACTGGATCAACATGCCTTACTTTGAAGGCGATCAAACATCCAGATATGGGGTTGCTGAAAACGGCGGCCCAGTTCAGATCACTGACTTTCTAGATTTTGCCGAGGGCATTAAGCTTACGAGGGCCAACTTCGTGCGCCTTAAGTTTGCAGAAGCTAAAAGCAAAAAGCGTGCCTACAAGGATGGTCCTCCGTGTCTTGAGAAGCTAGCTCAAACTGGCTTCCCAGAAGGTACACGTAACAACGGCCTGTTTAACCTATGCGTCTTGGCACGCAAGATGAAACCAGATGACTGGCAGCCACTGGTCATGCAGATGAACATTGACATCATGGATCCTCCGTTGTCAGAGTCTGAGGCCATGGGTGTCATCCAATCAATGCAAAACAGCGACTACCAGTACACCTGCAGCCGACCGCCGCTCCGGCCTAATTGCAATGCTGGTATGTGCCGCATGCGTAAGTATGGTGTGGGCCAGACGTCAGGCACGCCGCGTCTATCTTCTCTGAGCAAGTACAACACGGAACCGCCCATCTGGTTTCTTGACATGGACAACGGCATGCGTCTGTCTTTGAACACCGAAGACCTGCAGAACCAGGCGGGCTTCCAGAAGCGGTGTATGGAGGCCATGAACTACATGCCACCAAAGATGAACCTGACGCAGTGGAACCAAATGATCCAGGCCCTACTTGCTGACGTGGTCGTCATCGAGGCTCCTGAAGACGCCAGCCCCAAGGGCCAGTTCATTGACCTACTGGAACGCTATTGCACCGGCAAGGCACAAGCCAAGCATCTTGACGAGATCCTCCTTGGCAAACCATTCCATGATCGTGACGACAATCGGCACCTGTTCCGCTTAGCTGACTTTATCAACTTCCTTGACAAGCAGAAGTTCAAGGAGTTTAAGCTAAATCAGATCAGCTCCGCCATCCGCGATTACGGTGGAGAGACGCACACCTTTAAGTTGAATGGCAAGCGAGCAACTGTCTGGTCTGTGCCCGCCTTCTCCTTCCAGGACAAGGGCCATCAGACTCCGGACTTTAGCAATGGCAGCCTTATCTAAACCTAACATTATTCTTGGACCACCTGGAACCGGCAAGACAACGACGCTTATGAACATCGTCGAGTCTTTGCTGGAGAAGGGCGTCAAGCCTGATGAGATTGGTTTCATCAGCTTCACCAAGAAGGCTACGACAGAAGCCAGGGATAAGGCCAGGGCCCGCTTTGGATTCTCAGTGGAGCAGATGCCATTCTTTCGCACGATCCACAGCCTTGCATTCAGGCAGCTAGGACTCAGCCGGCAGCAGGTCATGCAGCATAGCCACTACCAAGAACTTTGCGATGAGTTAGGCGTTGAGATCACGGGCCGCCAGACCGGTGAGGACGGTACGTTGGTTGGCATGGCTCAGGGCGATAAGCTGCGTTTTGTTGAAGGCATGGCCAGGATCCGGTGCGTGCCACTCAAGCAGCAGTGGGAAGACTTAAATGACGATGACCTCGGGTGGTTTGAACTGGAACAGTTTGGGAAGTCGCTGAAAGAGTACAAGGACAACCAAGGCCTGATCGACTACACGGATATGCTTGAATTGATGCGGTCAGAAGGCTTCGTACCTAAGTTAAAAGCCCTGCTGGTGGATGAAGCACAAGACCTATCCAAGCTACAGTGGATGGTTGTTGAACGAATGATGGAGAAAGCGGATGAGACTTATATTGCTGGAGACGATGATCAAGCAATCTTTCGATGGGCAGGAGCTGACATCGATCATTTTATATCCTTGGCTGGGAATGTGCGCGTACTTGACCAGTCCTACAGAATACCGGCGGTTGTGCACGACCTCAGCTTTGAAATTATTAAATCGGTCACTCGGCGGCGTGAAAAGACGTTCAAACCTGCTGCGCATCTGGGATCGATAACTTACCATAACGACATAGAGCACGTTGACATGGGCCAAGGAACATGGCTCTTGCTTGCTAGGAATGTCTATATGCTCAAGGAATTGGTTGACTTATGCCATCGTGAGGGCTACGCCTACGAGTGTCAAGGAATGAGCCCTCGTAAGTCCGAGGCATTGCTTGCCATAAGGTCCTGGGAGAAGCTTCGCAAGGGTGAGTTCATTCAAGCCGATCAGTTGAAGCTGGTCTACTCACACATGTCAAAGCGGATGGTCGATCACGGTCACCTGTCCTTGAAGACACTGACAGAAGACATGGTCAACTTGGACGTGCTGCAGGCGAAGTACGGGCTGCAGACCAAGGCCATTTGGCACGTGGCCCTTGACCGCATCAGCGACGAGGAGAAGGAGTATTTCCTGGCCGCATTAAGACAAGGCGAATCTTTAAGTGGCGACCCCCGCATCACCATCAGCACAATACATGGCAGCAAGGGTGGCGAGGCGGACAACGTGCTACTGATCACGGACCTTAGCCCCAAGACCTACGACGGCTACCAAGAGAATCAAGACGACGAGCTTCGCGTGTTCTACGTGGCAGCCACAAGGACCAAGAAGAATCTACACATCATCACACCACGAACCCAAAGGTACTTTGACCTATGATTGACTACAAATACAAGACCAAGCCTTTCGAGCATCAAGACAAGGACTTCCTGCTCAGCAGGGACATGGACGAATACGCCTTGTTTTGGGAGATGGGGCTGGGCAAGTCCAAGACCACGGTCGACACGGCTGCGTGGCTATATGCCACAGGCAAGATCAACGCCGTGTTCATCTTGGGCAACAAGGGTTCATACAGGAACTGGGTAACCAAGGAGCTGCCTGAACACATGCCTGACTATATCGATTGGGTCGGTACGTATTGGGACTCGGCAGCAAGCACCGAACTCAAGAAGAGCTACGACCTGCTGCTGACGCCCATGGAGCCTCTAAAGATCTTTGTCATGAACATCGAGGCCTTGGCCTTTGACCGCAGCTTCAAGACCGCAGAATCTTTTGTCAACTGCCACCGGACCCTGATGGTGATTGATGAATCCACAACCATCAAGAACAGGGATGCCAAGCGCACTAAGGCTGCTTTTAAGATAGGCAGGAAGGCGGACTACCGACGGATCCTGACAGGGTCTCCGGTGACCAATAACCCGTTGGACCTGTTCAGCCAGGCCTGGTTCCTTAATCCGCATCTGCTAGGCTTCACCAGCTTCTACACGTTCCGTGCAAAGTACGCGGAGATGGTCAAGATCACGGCAGGCAATAGGGCGTTTACCAAGGTCAAGGGCTTCAAGAACCTTGATGAGCTTACTAAGTCAATTCAGACATGGTCATCACGCCGCACCAAGCTAGAGTGCTTGGACCTGCCTGAGAAGATCTACCAATACTACGAGGTGGAACTTACGGACGAGCAGAAGAAGCATTACAAGAGCCTGAAGGAACGGGCCATGGCCGAATTGGATGGCCAGCTGGTCTCGGCTCCCATCGTACTTACCAAGCTGCTTCGGCTTCACCAGCTGGTGTGCGGTCACCTCACTACGGACGATGGTACAGTCATCCCCATTGAGAATAACAGGATGAAGGCGCTCATGGAGGTGCTTGACGAGGCTTCCGGCAAGGTCATCATCTGGGCCAACTACCGATCAGACATCAAGGACATCGAAGCAAGGCTGCAGGAAGAGTTTGGCAAGAAGGCGATCGTGTCTTACTACGGAGACACGTCTAATGAGGATCGGCAGGAAGCCGTCCGCCGATTTCAGACAGACCCTGATTGCACGTACTTCGTGGGAAACCCTCAGACAGGCGGCTTTGGCATTACGCTGACGGCAGCAACCAACGTGGTCTACTACAGCAACAGCTACAACCTGGAGCACCGGCTGCAGTCAGAGGATCGGGCGCATAGGATTGGCCAGAAGAATACAGTGACCTACGTGGATTTGATCTGCCGGAAGTCCGTTGACGAGAAGATCGTCAAGGCCTTACGTGAGAAGAAGATGCTCTCGTCGCAGGTGCTAGGCGACGAGTGGAAAGAATGGCTAAGTTAGGCTTCTTTGATGCGCAGGAAGAAGGACATGAACACGTCGTTGTCCATGGTCCGCAGCGCGCTGCCAGGGAAGAACTGGTCAGGCCAGCCTTGCTCCTTGTCTTGCAAGATATAGAGGCGCATGTTGTTGTCATACTCCAGCGACATGCCATTCTCTTGGGCGATCTTTTTAGCGACTGTTACTCTCATGTGGAAATTCCTTTTAATGCAAGCATTCTACTACGTAGTGCAGCAGTGCGAGCAATTAAATACTAGTACATGTCCCAGTAGATATTTTGCAAATAATGCGCGCAGTGCGTAGTTTCACGCTAGAATGCAACCAAGCACAGCATTCCGCAGTGCTAAGAAAGAAGAAAGGTTTATCATGAACATCTACATCAAGCTCATCATTAAGACCATCGGCTGCAGCGAACCACGCGCCATGGAAATCTTCGACGAACTTTGCTCCATGGACATTCGCTTGGGCGCGTCTAGTACTGCGAAGATTGTTCGCGCTATCAAAGAAGCCAATATCAACTCTGGCTGCCGCTAAGGAGAACAGCATGGACTTCATCACAGTTCGCATCGCCAGCAACTATGGCGCAAAAGCAGTCTACCCAGTCTGCGAGACTGCTCAGATCTTTGCCAATCTCGTTGGCACTAAGACTCTCACACCTACTACCATCAACGCGATCAAGTCCCTTGGCTACAAGATCGTTGTGCAGCAAGAGGAAATTTGATTATGAAGCTAAATCTAAACACCATTGACAACACCAACATTGCGTCAATCGATACCGAAAATTCTGGCGGTGGAAATATGCTTGACTTCATCACGCTGCGCAACGGCCAAGTGCTTGTCGTCAGCGACGAGTACGTTGGGCTCTACGCTTCTAAGGATGCGTTCTACGCTACCGAAGACCAGATCAACGGCTTTTACTTGAAGGATGCATCATGAGAATAGTTTGGACCAAAGAAGAAAAGCGCGCGCTTCACGAGTGCATGGTCGACATGTGCTACTCCAAGCCGTACATTATCCCCAGCAAAGTCTTGCTGCGTAATGCCCAAGAGGAGGTCATACCCTACGAGCGCCGGTCTGTTATTAGCGACCAGCGCATCTTTAACTACAAGACTATGATTGCGTCTGCGCGAGCCAAGGCGGAAGAACATCGCAAGAAGGCTGCCAAGTCGCTGCCTGCGCCTACCGTAGAGCCTCTGCCGTTGCCTGAGCCGCCGGCCAAGAAGCTAGACACGCTTGGCGAAGTCTTTGAGCTGTTCATTGACGCCCTCGCTGACCGGATCCTTGCAAAGATAGCAGCAAGGCAGCAGTTTGAGGAGCAAGAGCTTGCGTCTGACAAGCCATCTGTCATGCTAGAAAAAGGTTGGCTAGATGCACACCTAGAAAAGCTTACGATACGCAGCAGGGAGGTCAAGGTCAAGCGGCCAACCTCGTTGATCGTCGGACTCAACGGACATCAGATGGAATGCGTGAAGCAATCGAGACCGGAGATTGACTTTACCTTCGTGACAGCGGAGCAGGCGGTAAGCATGCAGGCATTCAACAAGGAGCACACTATCCTTATGACCAAGTTCATCAACCATTCGGTCCAAAGTAAGTATCGCAAGCACCCTAACCTGCACTATTGCAATGGCGGTATCAGCGACTTGAAGCATCTGCTACAGATTATCTTTCACAAGGAGACAGTATGAAGTACTTAAAGGCGATTGGAATGTGGCTGCTGCAAGCCACCATTGGCATGATCATGTTGGGCTTCATGGTGCTCATGCTCTTGGAATGGTCAGCCGGTTGCGGCGAGACTTACGTAGACTCTAGGGGGATCAGGCACCACAACGAATGCCTGTTCATTGACCGATGATTGACAAGTTCATTGACTGGTGGTTTAGTGGCCGCTGCCTCAAGCATCCAATGGTTGTGGCGGCAATCTTTTACCTGATCGGATACGCAGAAGGGAAGGCAACACTATGAACGCATTTCAACACGGCGTTATAAACGGGCTGGGCTGGGTGGTTGTCATGGCTGACGGCTGGATACTTCACACCCATTGGCTGGCATTGTGGGGATTGGGACTAATTGTCTACAGCCTGTGGAATATCGGCAAAGACTTGAAATGACTACATACTGCGCGCATTGCCTAAAAGAATGCTGTACCATAACCATTGACGAAGGCATTGGCCAATACGAGTACTGGGGAGCAACGGGAGTTGACATCAGGCTTGTGGAGGTCAGTGACTGCTGCGAGGCAGACCTACTTGACAAACTACCTGAGGAGGATGAGGAATGAACAACACACCAGCATTTCCGGTTTTGATTGTTGACCGACCAAAAGAACTAATCCAATACAACGGCATGACCCTGCGTGATTACTTTGCAGCCAAGGCTATGCAAACATTTTTGCTAAACGAACGTGCGTCTATGCAAGATGACGCAATAGACGCATACAAAATGGCAGACGCAATGATGAAAGCGAGGGAAGCATGAATCAAGAACTAATTGACATGGCTAGACAGGCTGGCATTACGATGAGCAGTCAATATGGCGCTCAATGGGAAGCAAACACAGAAGACCTTGAAGCCTTTGCCGCCTTAGTAGCAGAAGCCGAGCGTGAGAAGGTTGCAAAACAATGGGAGCAATGGCATGGGTTCGACAAGCACACCGTTGCAGCATTTATTCGAGCAGGAGGAGTAACAAAATGAAACGATTTACGCGAGATGACACTGAGCATGGTCAAGAGTATTACTTAGCATCCGATGTTGATAAAGTCTGGGCACAGCCAGTACAAGAGCCTTGGTGCATGAAGATGAATCGCTGCACGACAAAGTGTGAAGACTGCCCTGATGAACCAGTACAAGAGCCTGTGGGTGTCTTTTGCGAGGATGATGATATTGGTTATGTTCGCCTAATTCCTCACCAGCAAATGAAGTTGAAGGCATGGGACAAGCTCTACACCACCCCACAACAACGCCCTTGGGTTGGGCTGACGAATGAGGAGGCTGAAGATATTTGGGAAGATCATCAATTTAATGACAGGCCATCGGAAGTCAGCTTTGCAAACCGAATGAACCTAATACAAGCCATCGAAGCTAAATTAAAGGAGAAGAACACATGAAACAGTGGATTAAGCGTGTCCTGGGCTCACTAGGGGGTCTTCAGGTCAACAAGGAATTAAATCCTGTCGATGACTATGTCCTGGTTAATAAGAGGGATCTAGATGGTCTTCTGGCAGAACTTCAGGAACTGCGCGGTTTAGGCCTGTCGACCGACGCCAGGGACCTAGACTTGCTGCTGGGGGATATGAAGGCGGAGAACAAGGCTTTGCGGGCCTTGGTAGACTCTCACAACATTGCATCTAGTCCAGCTGGATTGAGATAGGTTTACAATGAACTGCCGGGAAAACGCAGTTGCCGGTTGAGAAGTTTTAAGGGGGCCTAACCGCCCCCTTTTTTTATTCCTCGCGGTCACGCACCTTGCAGCCAAGGTCGATAGGATCTGTCTTCAAGTAGTCGAAGATGGCCTTGCGACGTTTCTCGGATTTGGGAGTTCCGCAGTTAGGACAGCCATGTCCGCATACGGAACAATAGTTCATGGGGTTCTCGAAAGCTTTGACTACGCGCTTTTTGTGTTCTTCGCGGCAATGTTCGATCCACTTGGTCCTCCAGCCCTTAATTGCGATTAGCTCGTCGACTCTGTCTAAAACTTGCTGAGTTACCCTGCGACCTTTAACGGCATTAAAAAATGTGCCTCGACTTAGGTCAAGACCATCTGCTGCCTCGTTATCGTACAGTCGACTGATGTTTGGATGGCCTGAGCCATATTCGCTGGCCCAAACAATAATCTTGATCGTATCTAAGTCAAGAGGAGATGTTGCTTCAAGTGGTCTGCCCATGATGTTTTCTTCTTTCTAAGTGAATAAGAGTTAAATTATACAGCATTCTATACAAGTAAGACTATGTTTTAGGAGCCAAAAAGACCAAAAACGCTATAGAGGATATTTTTAGGCTAAACAAAGAGGATCAATACAACCTTTTAGCAGACACGGAGATCTTATGATTTGAAGAAACGAACGAACGAGTCAATAATAATTAGTTTAGTGTATTGATCCAACTAGTTTAGCCTAAAAAAACACTCTATAGCGTTTTTGAAAGGGCCTATGTACGCGATCCCGCACTCCGTATTAGAATAACAAGAAGAAAATATAAGGAGTATTGGCTATGGCTTTCAAGAAGGGTGAAAAGACTCCCGGCGCTGGTCGACCTAAAGGCAGCGTCAACAAGCGCAACGTTGAGCGCCAAGAGATCTTCGACAAGATCGTTGAAAAGCACGGAGATCCTCTCGAGGCATTGGCAGAGATGGCTTTCGATCCTAACCACGACCTGTTGGTCCGCAAGGATTGCATGAAGGAACTGGTTCAATACGGTCACGCCAAGAAGAAGTCTATTGAGATCACCGGACCCGATGGCGGACCCATTGAAGCAAGGCTCGAGCTTGTTGGGCAGATCACCGACCTTATTGGCAAACTAAACGCTGGCGGCAAATGATCCTATCCAAGGCCGAGTTAACGAC